GAAGCCCTTGAGGCAGGATTAATTGATTCTCTGAATTTATTATAAATGGAAAAACAGACAATACTCGATAGACATTCACTCGAAATGAGGGCTGCTGCAAGAATTGAACTTCTTCGTAGGGGTACTAAAGGCGGTGATTTTTGGTCTTATTGTTTATACCACGACTATAAGTTCTTTTCAAGACGACCATTTATAAAGGATATTGCAGACCTTTTACAAAAGGTATATAACTCATATAAAAACGACGAGGTTATTAAGGTGGCTATTAGCTTACCTCCGAGGTCAGGAAAATGCGTACATCCTGATGCAATAATCTATACTCCTAATGCTCCTATCAAAATAAAAGATATTGAGGTAGGACAACAGGTTGTATCGTATAACGAAGGCAAAAGATGTATTGAAACTGTTCTTGGAGTGAGTAAAAGTATTAAGAAGCAAGTTCGTATAGAATATGCAACGGGTGAACATATAATCGTTAGCCCTGAACATAGACTGTTGACTGATACTGGATACAGAGAAGCTAAAGACATAAAAGATACTGATTTTCTAATTGGTTATTCATCTAACAAGCAAGAATCAAGCGTAGAAATCCCAATGGATGAATTGAAATTCATATCTTATATGATTTTTGACGGTCATTGTGGATTGAGTACTGCAAGTTTTACAAAATTAGATAGGGAAACATTAGACGAATTTATAGGTATTTGCAATAGACTAAATATAAGACCTGTTGAGTCTTCAAAACAAGGTACTGAAGCAAAATCAATTTGGCTACGAAAAACAGATGGAGATAATATCGGCATCGCTCATAGACTAATGGAGAAATATGATGTTCATGGTCATCTTGCCTATACTAAAAGAATACCAGAGTCATTTTTTTCAATTCCTAATTCTCAAAAATGGGAGTTTATCAACATAATGTTTCAAACAGATGGTTGGTTTGATAGTAGGTGTGGGGCGATAACGTTAGCTAACGAAGAATTAATCGAAGACATTAAGTATCTTTGTAATTCATTAGGGTTAAAATCAAGTAAAACAAAAAAATATAGTAAGGAATTTGATTCATATTCTTGGACTTTAACTTTTGGTAGGTCACAGGTTCAAATACTTTTAGATAATTGCGATTTAGGGAAAAATAGAATCAAGGCAGAAAAACTTGTCGAAAAAAATGGGTATTCGTTTTTGGAAGTTTACCCTAATTGGATAAAGAAAGAGTTTGGATTGCGTGAGCAAAGAGATTTGAACCTTGATAATAGAAAGAATATATCCAAAGATAAATTTGATAGACTACGAAAAATAAATCCTGCCATCGAAAAATATATGATGGACGATTTTTATTATATGAAAATTCGCTCTATCGAATATATTGATGAAGAGATTGAGATGTATGATATTCAGACTACTGGAGTCAACAACTTCGTGGCTAATGGTATAGTTTCTCATAACTCCTATATTGTCTCTCTTTTTTGTGCATTTATGCTTGGTCACTTCCCCGACAAATCAGTAATGAGAAATACTTGTACATCCACGCTATATGAAAAATTAAGCAAGGATGTTCGTGAAATAGTTGCGGCAGATAAATGGTTCGCATTATTTGGTGTTAGACTACGTACAAAAGGCGTAAAAACATGGGCTTTAGAAACTGCAACTCAAAGTAGTTATTTTGGTGGCGGTACAGGTGGGACGATTATCGGTATCGGTGCATCTATGCTTGATATATCGGATGACCTTTATAGGGGTATCACAGATGCTCTAAGCGAGTCTGTAAATCAAAAGACAATAGAATGGTCAGAATCAGCAAGAGGTTCTCGTGTTGAGCGAGGATGTTGTCAAATTGACGTAGGTACACGTTGGAGAACAAACGATATTATCGGAATAAATGAAGCTCGTGGCGATTATAAGAAAGAGAATATCATTAAGGTGTCGGCTCTCACTAAAAAGAATAAATCATTTTGTGAAGATGTTCAAAGTACCGAACACTACCTTGATGTAAAAAATAAGATTGCCGAACCGATTTGGTTTGCAGAATACCAACAAGAACCGATTGATATAAAGGGTAGACTATTCGACCATGATGATTTAAAATGGTATGATGGTAAATTGCCTATTGAGTCACACGATTCTAATTTAGGCGTATGTGACGTCGCAGATGAAGGACATGATTATTTATCTGCTCCTTTTGCAAAGAAATACGGAGATTTGTATTACATTTACGACTGGGTTTTTACAGACCAACCAGTTGAGGTTACAGAGCCGTTGTTGATTGGAAATTTGAATGAAAACAATGTTAATCTAATGCGGTTTGAAAGCAACAATGGTGGGCGTATATTTGCTTTAGGCATTTCAAAAGAGGTAGAGACGGACGTTACTTGGCAGTTTACGACATCGAATAAAGAAACGCGTATTTTTACCGACAGCGCATGGATTAAGAATCATTGCGTATTTAGAAATGACGTAAAGCCTGGAAGTCAATATGACAGAGCATTACAACAATTATTAACCTACTTGGCAAAAGTTGAAAAACAAAAAGACGATGCTCCCGATTCATTGAGTATGCTCCGAAGGTTTACTGACGAGATGGGATTTAATAATAAGGCGGTCGAGTCTAAAAGTGGTAGGAGTAATTGGGAGAGTATAGAAATTGGAATTAATCAGATAAATATATGACAAAAAATAACTGGAAATTAGAAGTATTAGCATTTATTTTTATGTGTGTCTTTGTACCAATAGGATATATCATATTTGTAATACAGCAATTTAGTGAGTTTTTAAAAACGATATTTGATATGTATGAGTTTAAGGATAGCTTGTATAGGACTGGATACTCAATAGCTGAAATTAAGTATAAGATTTATAAATATACTCATAAACACAAAACAACATAACATGGAAGTTGAAAACATTGGATTACCTCCAGTATTCCCCGATCATTTAGATATAGAGCAAATAAAAACTCTATCCTTTTCAGAACAATTAACTATTTTACGCAAAAACTGTAACCGTACAACCTATGGACAGATTGCGAGGGATATTCGTTTCTATGAGAATCATCACCCGATACATATAGATCAAGACAAGGAGGACTATTATGTAATGGAGGATGTAGAAGCTCCAGATGGTAAGATTGAAAAGAAGTCAGTCAAAGTCCGCCAAACAAAACTTGCTCTACCTTATCCACAACAAATAGTGGCTAACATGGTGGCTTTTCTGTATGGTAATGATATTGATTTGGTTTTGAACGGAAATAGAAACGACCAAGCTATTCAAGATGCGTTTGCTAAGTTCACCGATATCTGGAACAAAGACCTACGCATGATGTCGCTGATTAAAAAAGCTACAAGAATGTGTGGAATTGAAACAAGGGCTGCAATTCAGTTTAATGTCAGCGATGATGACCGAATAACAGGTAAAGTATTATCATACAAAGATGGATATAAAATTTATCGTCATAGAGATGATAATAATAAAATAGACTCAGTAGTAATCGAATATAAAAAAGATAAGATAGAAGGTGGGAAACTAAGAGCAAATGTTCCGGTTATCGAAATTTGGGATGAGAATGGAGTCGATATATATGAAGGAGGAAACTCGGAAAAGAAACATATCGACAACCCCATGCAGACTAAAAAGTTATTGTTCGCCTATCTTGAACAAGACGCATCGGAGTTTGAATATGTAAAAGACCTTATATCGCTTCAGGACTATTCCCGTTCAATGCACTCGGACGTAAATGTTCGCATCGGTAATCCTGCATTGGTAGTTCATGGCAAGTTATCTAAAAAACCAGTCTACAATGCAACCGTAAAAATATACGAGATTGATGGTGCGAGTGGATTCGATGCAAACAAATCAGGTCAAGCCGACATGAAGTACTTAGAGGTTACATCTGCTCCTGAATCTATAAAACTTGAAATGCAAAATAATGAGAATGATATTTATCGCTTTACATGGCCTGACCTTAATAAGTTAATGACAGACATGAAAAATGGTAACTTATCTACTCAATCAATGAAACTGACTTTTTTGCAGGCGTTTGTTAAAGTAGCAGAGAAAAGGGAAATACACGATGAGTTTATTTCAAGAATTATCAGTATCGTAAAAGATATGGCAACTGAACTTTACCCTGAATTTACAGGAATGAAAGATTTGGATATTAGCTTTAATTATAATTCGTTGTTGCCATCATCTGTTGACGAAACGGTCAATATGCTTGCGGTTGCTGTAGGTGCAGGCATTACTTCAGTTGAGAATGCGGTTAGGATATTGACTATTAATACTCCTGAGACAATGGAAGAACTGAAAAGCGAAACAGCAGCAGAGGCACAATTTAAAGCTAAGGTTGCGGCAGATGCAGCAGTCAAGGCGAAGGTTGAGGCGAACTTAAAGACGACTGCTAGTGCGGCGGAGAATCAGAGAAATTCACAAGGTTTGAATTAATAACAATCTTTAACTATAAAAAAGTTATACTAAATAAAGAATTAATTACATTTGCAACAAATTAAATAAACACTATGATTGAAAATGAAGTAATAGTCAGTAAACTCCAATCGGAGGGGATTGATGAAAAACTCGCAGGGGGTATTCAATTTGAAACAGTGGAGGCGTTAGATGCGTGGGTTGGTGTAGCCAAAACATTCACAACGAAACCAAGGGGCATAGAAGAATACAACGCAGACGAGTTAAAGAAATTAGCAGACGAGGGTAAGGTAAAAGGGTTGCAGGCTCTTCTTGATAAAACGAGATCAGAAGCAAAAGGGAAACCGACTGAACCAGCTAAGCCAGCAACAGAAGTTTCGCCCGAATTAAAAGCGATACAAGACGCTTTGGCTTTGATTACTACCGATTTGAAAGAGTCGAAAGAGTCAACTAAAAAAGCTCAATTTGACGCTTATGTTGAAACAAAGACTAAAGGATTTGACCCGTTAGAAGTAACCATGCTTAAAAGCTCATTGCCAATTACTGCTACAAACGCAGAAATTGATGCTGCTGCTGATAAATATCGTCAATTAATGGTTAGTCGAGGTCTTAAATCTTATGCAACGAGTTCGAGTTCAAGTAATCCTGCTGGTAAATTAGACGCTGATTTTTCAAGCGCAGTAAAAAGTTTTGTGACTGATAAAACAACTAAAAAATAAAAACTATGCCCTATTTTGTAAAAAATACCGCTCCTGCACCCGACCCACATATTTGGGACGAATTGCTTACCCATTCTGATGGTTTAGGTGGTGGTGTATTAGATGTGACCGAACTGGACGCAACTAAAAATGGTGGTTACCTATTAAAAGGTGCTCCATTGTATTTGGACTACGCAACGAAGAAAGCCCATGTTATTAAGGCTGCAACCGTTCTTGCCAGTGGTACTACTACTGCTCCAAGAGTGAGTAAAAACCACTTGTTTAAAGTTGGTGATGTAGGTTTCGTATCTGGAGATGCTGTTACTATAACTGCTATCGATACTACGAATGCTGCCTACGATGTAATTACATTTAGTGCTGCTAATGCTGGGGCTACTGTTGGAGCTGTCATCGTTAACGGTGCTGCTGCTGGAGCTACTCCTGCTGCTGCATATACCGCAAATTGTTTGCTTAGTAATTCTACTAAGATAATTGCAGGCGAAACAGTAACGTGTATTTATAAGATTGATCAATGGGTTCCAAAAGCACGCATTCCTCATGTTATTTCCGATTTGACTGTAACTGCTTTAAACCCTAATATTATACTGAAATGATAAGCTTCAACGAACTTATACAAGACCCTACGCAATTCCAAGATTTTGTGAGGGAATTAGCACCAGCATTTAAGACTCCTAAGTTCCCTATGTACACAGAAGATGTATATTCGGAAACTCGTGAGTGGAAAGCGGTTGCTGCATTGAACGGACGAGTACCAATGGCATCATTGATTGAACCATCTTCGGGTAAGCCAATTATCGGGACTGAAAAACCGCTTGACATGTACGGTGATATGCCTACATTCGGTAATAAAGTTACTTTCACTGCAAAGGAATTTACCAAAATTGGTCAATTGGAACGTGGTATTGCCAATAACATGGTACAACCACAACAACTGATTAAATTCCTTTTTAATTATTTTGAAAGGCTGTCAGTAGGTCCACTTATCTCACAAGATAAATTGTTTTTTGAAGCGTTCTCTAACGGAACATCAACAATTTTAGCAGCTGACAACTTATCGGGTTTAGGAATGTCTATTGATTGGGGAATTGATAAATCTAACGTTAGTACAGTTTGGGCTACTGCTGCAACTGCAAACGGATTGGAAGATTTGAAAACTCTTTATTGGAGAATGTATAACACTTACGGTGTAATTGTGGACAACTTCACTATGAACCGTAAAACATGGTCGTTATTGCAAGCTCAGGCTTCTACCAAGGCTGCCATGACAAGTTATTTCTCTGATGGTTCAACTACTACTAAATATATGGGTGTTCCTTCCTTGGATGCCGTAAACAAAATTTTAGTTGATGGTATGATGTTGCCTACTATTACTATTGAAGACACTATGGTATCTAAATACAATTCAGATGGTACAACAGCAGCAGCCGCAACAGCAGCATTTATTGATGGTCGTGTTACTGCTCACGTAGGAACTACAATCGCTCAATACTTGTGGACTCCATCTGACGAACAACGTAGACCTGATTCAAATGTAATTTATCAAGATGTTAATCACGTACTATTGTCTACTCGTAGCGATAGAGGTAAGGTAACCATCGAAAGCGAATTATCTTCTATCTG